GTTAACTGCTGTATCTGTAACCTTTGCGTACTGTGCCGCAAGGTTGTTCATTAACTCAGTTACAAAGATTGGGTTAGAACGATCTAGAAGTTCTACTGAGAATGTCTGTTGTCCGGCATACTTCTTTACATCTACTGTGATGAATGCTGCGTTCTGATCGACATCTTCGATTGTTCCGCCTTCTGCTTCGACTGTAACGCCTGGCATCTGTGTGATCTTTGGGATCTGGAACGACATACCTGCATCTGGCAAAGCGCCGCGTGAGATAGCATCAATGTTGCTGCGTGTTGAGTTAGCAAGTCCGTTGATTACTGTTGAAAGCTGACGAGTTGGTACTAGACCAGCGTTATCAGTTGTATCTGCGGCTGCTGCAAGGTACTGACGAGCATCTTCTGATCCCATTGCTGCTTGGATAGACATCTCAAGATGCTTCGTTGCAGAGAAATCAAGGCGAGGCTTTGAGTAAGCCATTGCTGAAATAGTAGGGCGAGCAGCTTCTACGGCCGCAGCTTCTACTGGTGTTGCTTCGACTGGAGTGGTTTCTTCCACGACTGTCTCGCTTTCTGTGTTGGTTTCTTCAGCAGGGATAACTTCCTCTGCTGCGATCTCAAGTACTTGAGCAGACTTAAAGGCTGGCTCTGTTACTAGAGAAACTTCTTTTAACTTAGCCGCCGAAACGACTGTGTGGCCATCGCGTGATGGCTTTGATGCGATGATCTCAGCCCCGATTGAAAGTCCAGTTACGAGACCTTCCTGAGCCATAACTAGTGCATCGTTACCGCTAGTTGAGCGACTTAACTTGAAGGTGGCATAGATGCCGTCTGCGCGTGTCTCAGCTGCAATCATTCTGCCAATAGGCTTCTTCATATCGTGTTGAGATAGCAATTTGATCTTGCTTACATCGCCGACTTCGATAGAACCAACCTCAAAGGTGTAAGCGCCAAGATTGGTGTTGCCTACTTCGCCAGTACCAAGGGGAACGATCTTGCCGGATATTTCTCGGCGATCTTCGTTGCACTCGATGGACGATGCTTCAATGTATAGAGTTTCCATTAACTTCCATTTCCGTTAGGAGATAAATCTTCCATTTCCATCGCTTGCTCAGTTGTAATTAGACCAAGGGCAAGCATTTTTTCAAGTACTAGCAAGCGTTCCATTGGCTCAGTACGAAGGAAGGTATCGTCTAAGCAGAACTTTACATAGTGGCCAGTAGTTGAAATATCGTCCATGCTTAAGCGAGATTCGATGGCCGATACATAAGGCTGGAGAGTAAAAGCAACCATTTGCTTGCGCTCATCTTGCACATTGGCATAAGTCATTGTTGTATTTTGAGAAGCAGAGACATAGTAAGGATCTACAGAGCAAAGTCTAGCGCATTCAGTAGCAAGGTTTTGGATCGCATCGTTATAGCCCATGTCTTTAGGGCTAAAGCCGATTGTCTGATAATCGATAGTTGAAGTTAGGTAAGCCGTATTGTTATTTTGACGGGCGCGCTTCCAAGCTGCTAAAAGTCCAGAGACTTCGCTAGGTGGAAGATCTGCGCCAGTATTTTTTAAGAACCCAGTTGCAGATGGCGTCTGAAGTGCGATTGATGCTGCGCGTTGCGCATCGAGGGCGGCTTTAATTGTAAGTGCGCCGACATTCAAGATGCCTTCGTCTTTCTGGAATGTAATCAATGAACCAATACCAGACATAGGAACTGGCTTGCCATCGATGTTGTATTGCGTAATGAAATTAGTTGCAGGATCAGTTAAGAAGCCAACGCGAGTGTTAGCGATCCAGTTAGCGCGAGCCATTCTGCCGTCCTCGGCATATACCTCGGTAATCTGCCAGAAACTTTGCCCATAGTGGAATAATGAGTCGATCGTAAAATATAGAGTCTCGAAAAGTGGTTGATGCTTAGAAGGTTGCTCAACCCATTTAGGTGCGGCAATCATTTCGCCGGTTGACTTCTTGTAATACTCAAGCGGAATGCTGGCGATCGTTCCGGCAATAAGATCGCGGCAGCGTTTGATGGCTGGCACAGATAAAGCCATCTGGCGAGTGACTATCGCTGGAATGTAATTGTTGTAGCTGTAGAAGCTGTCCGACATAATCTGCGGCGCTTCTTGAGCCTCTATCACTTTTGGCTTGCGATCAAAGATACCCATAGAGTGCAATTATACACTACATATAGTTTATTCTGCGTAGATAGCCGCTACCTGTTGTGGTTTCATTAACATTGATACAACCATTGCCAAAGAGATCGGTGCGGATATATCGCCAGCAGATTTTCGCTTAACGATACGCCAAGCGGCATCGTTTACCTTAGCTGCGCAGTTATTCATCTGTTGGATCAGATTGGCTTGCCCATTGTGAACTACTTTATGAGTTATTAGGCCATTTAAGAGATCACCGCAAGCCTGATAGAACTGCTGGCCTGAGATGTCCTGCACAATGCAGCCAGCATTGGATAACTTATCTGCAATCGTCTGGGTTGCGTATTTGTCGTAGCAGATTTGACGCGGCCGATAAAGATCCGCGTGAGCCTTAATATCTGCTGCAATTCTAAGATCATCGACTGATATTGCACTTTCCCAAGTCTGCAAGATGCCAACGCCAATTCGACCATCGGGGAGTAATTGCCCAGCAACTAGCGAGGCATTGCGTCTAGATGGCGATACATCAAAGCCAAAGACTGTGTATCCGCCCGGCGGGATCTGCAACTCACTATCGCTAGTCTCCTCAAGTACCCCATGCGGCCAAGGGCTGCTTAGGGAGTCAATCCATTGGCAAAGAGTCTCTGTTCGCGTATTTTCTATTGGGCTAGTTGCAATCGCTTCTTCGATCGCCGCTTCTGTAATTGTGTAACCCAATGCAGGATTAGCAAGAGCCCAAGCTGCTCGATCCGTAATCTTGCAGTATTGGGGAGCTGAGTATTCGTAAAAGCCAAAGGACTTAGGCGGGTTATCTAAGGCTCGTTCTCTAAGTTCATTTAGAACTGTACTAAACGCATCACCCGCATTACTCGTCAGCAGTACATGGCTATTGGCGTGGGCACGAGTCACCGGCATCGCCGCCCGATACCCGTCTGAACTGATTTCGCGTACTTCATCAATGTAGAGCAGACCCGAAATTGATCTGCCGCGAGATCCGTCGCGAGTAGCTGCAACAACATCTAATCGAGCCCCAGATAACATTTCGATTGACTCTGTGCCGTTGGCATATCGGATCTGCTTAACCATAGCCATGAGACTCGGATTATTTTCTAAAGCCTTGGCAACTTGCCTAAAGGTTTCCAGAGCCATTGATCGATTAGAGGACATAATCAACACATCGGTGTTCCATTTAAGCAGATGAGTTAAGATCAGCATACGAGCAAGAAAAGTCTTCCCATTCTGTCTCGAAATTAACAGAAGTGAGCTCTTGCGAACCCACATATCTTTTTTATCGACTGTGAGCATATCTTTTAACACATACTCCTGATAAGGCAGCAATTTTTCTTCCAGCAGGTTAGCAATTTCAATTACATCAGCAACCTTTGATTTGCCTTTAAGCGGTACAGAATAAAGCCTTGGTTTCGTTGCCCCTCGTAGCGCTTGGGCTTTCTTGGCCGGCATCAGGCTTGATCTGGGTTAGGTCGCGCGGTAAACGGACTATCTTGGTGAACTTTGGACTGCATTGGAGAGAGGAAGCCAGAAAAGACAGGGGGGGTAGGCACCCTACCTAAAAAACTCGCTTGATTGCGGCTGCCTTTCTTGCTGTTGCATGATTGGCAACAAGCTACTGCGTTCTCGTAATTGACTACTAGATCAGGCGCTTTACTAATCGGAATAATGTGATCGACTGTCGTTGCTGGTTGCTGGCAATAGAAGCATGACCATTGATCTCTAGCCAACACCTTTAACCTAAAGGCTTTGTAGTCTCGAGTTAATCGAGGATCACCACGCTTTGCCATTACTGCCAACCTCTAGTCTTTAGATGCTTAAGAGCTGCACAGTAGTTAGGCTCATCATACTTAGTAACACCATAACGCTTTGCTACATAATACCAATATAACTCAAACTGCTTATCGTAAGGCGCATTGATAGCAGCCTTACTCTTTAATTGATAATAGCCATGAGTCTGCTTATTGCCGGTCTTATTGCCAATGGCATCGATCTTCCATCTGCTCTCTATATAGATGATTGAGTTATGGCATAAGTATTGAGCATCTGTTAATTGATATGCAGCTAATACTTTTATTGGCATGTTATTCGCCATTGCTGTCTCAGCTGTGCTAAGACATAGAGATCCCACTAACACTCCAGCAACCCACCGCGCTACGCCCTTACGGGCGCGGTCTGAGCCCTTGAGGGGCTCTTGCCTAGAGTGTATCGTACGAGTCAAGCATGTGTATAACATGGGCGTGTCGTAAGCACGAAGTGAAGGAATGTACATTAGTTATCCACAGGTGTTAATAAGTTGCCCCATTGCTCTGCCATTGCTTTTGCAATACCAGGGAACGTCTTACTGCGTACTTTAGAACGTTCTTCAGGGTTTAACTTCCAAGCCTCTGCATACCATTTAGGCATCTTTACACCGCTTGCATATGTGATGCTTTCACCTGGATCAACGATGTTGGTAGGCATTAACTTAGGCAATCCCTTTAACCATAAGCAAGTCTTCTTACTAAATGAGTCTCCGAACTGCCATGGCTGAATGATCTGATCTGGCTTACGCCATTCAGTAGACATGATCCCAACCGGGTTTTCAATGGCAATGCGTTCACAGTCTGAAGCTGCTAAAGCCATGAAGAAGTCTATCGCGTCCTGTTGTCTGCCATCTAATCGCTTTGCCTCAAACCAAGCAGCACCAGATGAGGCTAAGTGTGTGCATGGAGGGAATGCAATTATTAGATCCCAGCCTTTATTGCGTAAAGGTATAACGTCACCTGTAATATGCCATTCAGGGTGATCGCCCGAAGTCTCGTAAAGGTCACACGAATACGCCTCGTGCCCTAAAGCCCGAAACTCTTTAGTAACTGCCTGGCTTTCCTCACACGCTAGTAATACCTTCATTACTTGTCCGTACTGTAGAAACCAGTACCCTTAAAGGCAATACCAAAAGAGCTGTAAATCTTGCGCATAGGTTCATGGCAGAACCCGCATTCAACATCGTGTGGTTCATTTATTTTTAACTCCTTCTCGTAGCGAAGATTGGCCTCGCATCGATCATTCGTACATTCGAACTCATAGATTGGCACTATTGCGCCTCACACCAGTTGCAGGGATCATTGATTGTCCATTCTCCACATTGATTGCATCGGCGGATATCTGAGTCTTTAACGCTATCTCTGCGGTTTTCATACCCGGCATCGCGTAGTAACTCCACCAGATCGCCAAGGCGAAGCATCGCAACATAATCTTGCGCTTGTTCTCCTTGCCCATTAAGCCGAAAGCAAGCGAACCCCAATAGCCCGCTTTCAGCTGTCCTAGTTTCGATCTGGCGGAGTGTCCCTACTACATCGAGTCCTGTGCGCGCTTTGACCTCGCAGTCGAACGGAACATTGAGAATGTCACGCCCAGAACCTCGACCTACCTGAGCGCCTTCCCACCAGCGGCGCAGGTAATCTGCTACAACACGCTCTGTGCGAAAGCCTCGATGCTTACGGCTTTGACTCATTGACGGCGTGGCATTTCTTGCATGACC